CTAGTGCCGCCCATGCGGGCAGCGGGTTAGGAACATCCTAGGGGGTAGTTTAGGGCTTGTCAAGGATTATTTGCAATCTACCCCGCAGCGTGCTAGGGTGGCTCATGCTAGACGAAAAGACGCTCGCCCAGTTCAGGGCTTGGGGTGCAGAGGGCGGCAGAGCCAAAGCAAAGAAATATACCAAGCGCCAGATTTCCAACATGGTCAAGCGTGGTAAGCGCAAGGCAAGGTTGGCTAATGGCGACCGCTCCAGAACTTGACACCGTAAGATTATAATAATAATAATCCGCGGCTTACGAAATACGCTTAGGAGCCGTAGAGGTGTACGTGAAATTGTTTTCCTCCTTGTACCAAGGAACGCTAAGAGGACGCTCTAATGAGATCCTGGTGTTCACCAACCTCTTAGCCTACGCCGACCGACACGGCATCGTTGACAAGCATTTCAAGGCCATAGAAGACGAAACCGGTCTAAGCGCCCCAAGAGTCAAAGCCGCCATCAAAGAGCTTGAATCACCGGACCCGGAGAGTAGATCACCAGAAATGAACGGGTGTCGAATAGTTAAGATGGACGAACACCGGCTATGGGGTTGGAAGATTGTAAACTACGGAAAATACAGGGCAATTCGTAATGAAGAAGATCGCCGCGAACAGAACCGGTTAGCACAAGAAAAATGGCGAAGTAAGCAGAATAAGCAAAATAAGCCGCCGTCAGCCCAAGCAGAAGGAGAAGGAGAAGCAAAGGGAGAAGCAAAAGCAAAAGAAAAGGTCAAAAGCCCCGTCGCGCCGTTGGCGCTCCCTGACTGGCTTCCAATCGAACCTTGGGAAGCATGGCTTGAAACCCGCCGCAAGCTAAAAGCTCCGAACACCGAAAGGGCGCTGAAGTTAGCTATTGGCGATTTGGAGAAGTTGCGCGCTGAAGGCCAAGACCCTGGTGCGATTCTCGACATGGCGATCAAGCGCGGCTGGAGAGGGCTCTTTCCTGTCAAGCGAGAAGTAGTTGCTGAAGATGTTGTTGCTGCCAAGCATTGTCGCTACTGCTCAGAGCCAGCAATTGCTTCAGTGAACGGGATAGACCACTGCCGAGCCCACAGTGACGAAGCCTACGATAGAAAAGCAGCGTGATCTATTCGGAAGTAGTGCAGTCGGATCTATTGATAGCGCAGCAGGCTCAGGCCGAGCTGGAGATGTTCTACCTGCTCTCGGTGGAGGAGGGCGTGATGCTGCTGAGTCAGTGTCAATCAAGTGGTACGCAGAAAAGCAAGCCGAGTATTACAAAGCAGGGCTCGAAAGTGCTACCGTTTACTGGAAAGCGCGCGGGGTAATGTGGCCATGATAGAACGTCGTTTCATCTTGCGAAGCGAGTTCGTTGTCAGGAACCTGCTCGCCTTCCTCGGAAAACTGGATATTTCCAAGCCCATCGAGGTCATTGTCCGGCCATTCGTTGACAAACGCTCGCTTGAGCAAAACGCCAGGTTGTGGCTGCTCCACACCAAGGCCGCGGAGTTTGTAGGCTGCACTCCCGAGGACATGCACGAAGAAATGCTGTGCAAGGTCTACGGGTACTCCGAGGTAAAGATGCCAAGCGGGTACATGAAGCGCATTCCGTTGAAGCGCAGCAGCCAGCGAAACCGAAAGGAATTTGCGCAATTCATGGAACAGGTTGAGGAGTTTTATATCAGCGAGCTAGGTGTCTACTTGGATCAGCAGGAGGCGGCTTGAGACTGGCAGCCAGAATCGACGAGAACCAGCCAGAAATCGTGCTGGCGCTGCGCAAGATGGGTGCAGGCGTCACCACCCTTCACAGCGTAGGGCATGGCGTGAGCGACATCCTGGTGAGTTGGAGACAGCGTTGGTTCGTGATGGAAATCAAGAACCCCACCAAGCCAAAGGCCGATCAGGAGTTAACCAAGGATCAGAAAGTGTGGATTGCCGAGCAAAAGGCTCCGGTCTACATCGTCACCAGCCCGCTTGAGGCAGTCACTTTCATGCAAATGGTGAAGCCATGACCGATCTAGAGATGACGCGGCTGTGCGCTGAGGCGATGACACTTTGTGGTGAATAAGGCCCGGCGAAAGTCGGGCTTTCTTCGTCAGGAATAAAAGAAAAGCAGGCGCTGACGCGCGTTTTGCTGCAAAGCGAACTTGACTCATCAGGCCAATACGGTATAACTCACCACCATGTCACTACCTGCCGTCAAAGAGCCACTGGACATCCCACAAATAGTCCAGCGATACGCTAACGGCGAGTCTATGATGGACATCGCCCCAGACTTCGGAGTAAGTTCAAGAACTCTCTATAGATGGCTACTAACCGATCTTGGAGATGAAAAGTATCAAGAGCTAATTACTGACTGCCTTGTCTACCGCATCCACGATGCAGATAAAGACCTGCATTTAGCCGCTGACATGTGTCAAGTCACTCGCGCCCGCGACGAAGCCAGGTTCGCCCGCATGGATTTCGAGCGGCGCCGGCCTCACCTGTATGGGATCAAGAAGGAAATGAAGATCACTGGGCAGCTCCCGAGCCTGGTGATTAACGTGGTGCCGCCGCAACAAATTGGAGTGGTGCACGATGTCCCATTTCCAAGCCATTGATTGAGCACAAGGATTAGACGCATTTAACATAATGGCTATTGACTGAACGATTTCTTAGTGCAAGTGTGCACTCACATAAGCATGCTTTAGTCCTGCCAGGATCGAAGGGTGGGGGTACTTCACGCTGACCGAGGGCAAGGGGCTTAGGCGTACAGGCATTTATCCGCCCCGACATTTGCGCTGTTTAGCGTTTCGTGTATAAGCGCGCGCATGCTGCTGTGTTCTTCGTGCGCCTATCACCGGATCATTTACACGACGAAGGATGGGAGGGGGCATTGGTGCCTTCATCCAAGGAGCTTGTCTAATGTTGATGGCTCAGGCATAGGGGCGTACACAGCGCGCGATGTAGGACATCCTTGCGGTCCTGAAGGCGCTTTGCATAGCAGCGGGCATGCGACATTTAGTAGCAGGACGAATGCCTGAAGTAGCTGTGCCGATCCGGTTGGAGCCCAAGCAGGGGATGGCGTTTCTGACTGAGGCTACGGAGGTTTTGTACGGTGGTGCGGCTGGTGGGGGGAAGTCGTATCTGGAGAGGGTGAGCGGGATAAGGTGGTGCGTGGAGGTGCCTGGGATACAGGTATATCTCTTCCGGCGCACACTGCCTGATTTGAGGGACAACCATCTAAGGGGGCCGACGAATTTTCATGTGATGTTGCAGGTATACACGGATGGCGGGCATGTGAAGTACAGGGCGGTGGAGAATGAGTTTGAATTTTGGAATGGAAGTGTGCTGCATCTATGTTATTGCGACACAGAGAACGATGTAGAGAAGTACAGGGGTGCGGAGATACATGTGCTGATGATGGACGAGCTGACGCACTTCACCGAATATCAGTACCGATTCCTTAGAAGCCGAGTTCGTGTAGCTGGTTTAGCGATTCCAGAGCAGTACAAAAAGAGGCTTCCGAGGGTGGAGTGTGCGAGCAATCCCGGGAGCATAGGGCATGCGTGGGTAAAGAGGACGTTCATCAATCCCAAGCCTGCGCTGGAGGTGTGGAAAACGACACCGGAGGAAGGGGGGATGCTGCGGCAGTTTATTCCAGCCAGGCTTGCCGACAATCCGCATTTGACCAAGGACGACCCGGCATACGCCGATAGGTTGAGAGGTCTTGGGGCCGATTCGCTTGTGAGGGCGATGCTGGATGGGGATTGGGACATCATTGCGGGGCAGGCTTTGGAGAAATTAAACCGCGAGATTCATTGTGTTGAGTCTTTCGAGCCGCCGGATGACTGGTTATGTTTTGGCAGTCTTGACTGGGGATCTAGTAAACCCTTCAGCTTTGGCCTGTGGACGGTGGCGAACGGGAACATGCTGCCCGATGGGAGGCTGTACCGGCGAGGGGCGATGATCCGGTTTAACGAGGTCTACGGCTGGAACGGAAAGCCAGATGAGGGCTTGAGGAAGGAAGCAACCGAAGTCGCGGACATGATAAAGGCGAGGATTGGCGCTAGGCGACTTGCCTATATAGCGGCCGATCCGAGCATGTGGAAAGTCGATGGTGGGCCGTCCATTGCGGAGACGATGTTGCGCAGGGGCGTGGTGCTGCGCAAGGCCGATCACAACCGGCTTACAGGTTACGTCGAGGTCAGGCAACGCATTGCAGGCGATGGAGACGGGCCGATGTTGTACGCAACGAAGAACTGCCATGCCGGATTCTGGAGGACGATGCCCGACATCGTGCTCGATGAAGATCATCCAGAAGATGTGGACACGGACCAGGAGGACCATTGCTATGACGAAGTGCGCTATGCGTGCGTATCGAGGCCGTGGGCGGCGGCGAAAAAAGTAGTACCCATAAAGCGCGACAGGTGGTTGATGGTTGAAGAAGACGAGGAGGAAACGTGGCGTACGGCGTGAAGAAATCCGAAAAACCTGCGGCGAAAAAAGACGGCAAGATAGACCATGGGCAATTGGTCGAGTGGGTGAATGAGGCCGATGATGCCACGCAGGACTCGCGCCAGATGTCTGAAAAGTGCCGGAATTACTATGACAGCAAGCAATGGAGCGAGGCCGAAGCAAGGAAACTGAAAAAACAGAAGCAAGCCGCCACCGTCATCAACAGGATCAAGCCGAAGATCGACGGCTTGATGGGAATGGAACGGGCCAATAAGACGACTGCCAAGGCATTCCCCCGCACGCCACAACATGAGAAGGCTTCGCAAGCGGCAACCGAGTCAATCCGTTTCGTCCTGCAGGATAATTTCTATGATCAGAAACGAAGCGGTGCCTGGGACAACCTCTTGGTCGAAGGTACGGGGGGGATCGAAGTCTGCGTAAAGCCCAAGGGTGATGGCTTCAGGATATTCATCAATCACGTCATGTGGGACAGGATCATCTATGACCCGCATAGCCGCTTCAAGGATTTCAGGGACGCCAGATATCTAGGACAGGTCGTGTGGATGGACTATGACCTGGCGCTCGAAGAATACTCTGATGGCAAGGATGTGCTGGAGACGATGATCGGCGCTTCGACCTCCACAGGACAGACCTACGAGGATAAGCCGCGCTGGATGGATACGAAGAGAAAGCGCGTAAAAATCGTGGAGCTTTACTACCGGCAGGGAACTGAAGTTTGGTACTCCTGCTTCACGATGGGCGGATACCTGAAAGCTGCGCAAATCTCTGCTTACAAGAACGAGGAGGGCGAGACCGAGTGGCCCTACGAGTTCGCCAGCCTGTTCGTGGATCTGGAAGGCGACCGCTACGGCGCAGTCCTGCAATATCTGGATGTGCAGGACGAAATCAACAAGCGCCGCTCGAAAGCTCTGCACCTGATGAGCGTGCGCCAAGTGATGATCGAGCGCGGGGCGAGCGAGGACATCAACAAAACGAGGGATGAGCTTGCAAAGCCGGATGGCATCGTGGAAGTCACCCCAGGGATGCTATTCGAGGTATTGAAGACAGGCGATATGGCGGCAGCGCAGTTTAATCTTTTGGCCGAAGCCAAGGCCGAAATAGACAACGTGGGCTATAACGCTGCCGCCAGCGGTAAGGACATGAGGGCAATGTCCGGTGTTGCGCTTGAAAACAGGAAAGTGGCTTCGCAGACCGAAATCGCGCCGATGTTCGATGTGCTCAAGCATCTGGACGTGCGCGTGTACCGCAAAGTCTGGAATCGCATCAAGCAATACTGGAAAGAAGAAAAGTGGATCAGGGTAACGGACGATCCTGCGAACCTGCGCTGGGTGGGCCTGAATGCCCCGATGACCAAGGGCCAGCAAATGCTCGAAGCCGCGCAGCAACAGGGCATGCCTCCAGAGCAGTTGCAGCAGATGGCACAGCAAATCGCCGCCGATCAGATGATGCAGGAAGTCGTATCAACTCAGAATGACATTGCCGAGCTGGATGTGGATATCGTCATTGATGACGCACCGGATACGGTGACGATGCAGCAGGAGGAATTCACCGCGCTGGGCGAGATGGTGAAGTCCGGTATTCCCATTCCGCCCAGCGCGATTGTTGCCGCATCAAGCCTGAAGGACAAGGACAAGATTTTGAAAGAGATGAAGGAGCAAGGCGGCGTGCCGCCAGAGCTTCAAGAGCAGATGAAAAAAATGCAGGAGGAGGGACAGAAACTCGCACAGGAGAATCAGCAACTCAAAGCCGATCAGTCAACCGAGATCGCTAAGATTCAGGTGAAGCAACAAGGAGACATGATGGAACTGGAACATAAAAAACAGATTCAGGCTATGGAATTGCAACTTGAACGCGAGCGTGCGCAGGCCGAAATCGAGATCATGCGCGCCAAGGCAGAGGCGGATATCGCCATCAAGCAGATGCAGTTGCAGTGCGATAAAGAGGCAACGGACGCGAAGATGAAGATGGACGGCGAAGCGCAGTCGGCAAAACTACAGATGGATGCGCAGATGGGCGACCAGAAGATGCAGCAGGAAGAAAAGATGAACGAACACAAGATAGCCACCGAGACCAAAGCGCAGGAGACAAAGGATCAAGGTACGGCGATGCCGCAATTCCTGAAAGCCTTGGACAAGATCATGCAGGAGTTCGGCAAGGTGGTGGAAGCGAACGCCAAAACGAATACAGAAATCGTGAAGGCTATAACCAAACCTAAGACCGTGATCCTCGGCGGCATCCAGCGAAACGATGCTGGCATTACTGGCGCAAGCGCGACGGTGCAATAGTGCGCTTCACCACTATGGAACGCGTATTTACATATCTGGCGGCGCTGCTGCTGGTCACTTCGGCGCAGGCGCAGATGCCGCAGGCGAAGCCGCAGGCGTCCACTTGGGCCGAACTGGTTGAGTTCGAGTTCCGGCTGAAGGGCGTGCCGAGCGCCACCGGGACAGTTGCGACGGTGAAGCTCATCAAGGCGAAGTTTCCAACGCTGAATGCAACAAAGTTTGGGCTCGACGAGCCCTGCTGGAATAAGACGAGCGTGTGTCCGGTGGTGGCTTCAGCCACGGCGCAGGTATTCATCAAATTGCCGTGGTCAACGCGGCTTAACGTCACGAAGTATGTGCTGTGCGAGGCATCCGAATGCTTGCTGCCGCCTTTCGCGCAGATGCAGGCGAAGCCCGGCGAGGGATACCGTTTCCGCTATAACCGCCTGACCGCTGCATGGGCCACGCCG